CAACAATATACTTGCCATCACTTGTGCACCAGGAATAATAATTAGTATACACCTCATTATATCTGCGGGCTCGTAATGATGTCAAAATGACAGCAGAAAAGGCCATACCTGCAGACAACAAATGTCCAAAAGGGTTAAACAACAAACCCACGCCAAAAACGGCATTTGACCAATCAGTGAAAGCAGATACCGTAGGACCCATGCTTGATATGATAGATCGTGAGTCTATGATCCTGGTCCACTTGTGAAATTGATCTCGTATAACTTGTATATTGACACTGTGAGGGTCAATTTGCTTATGCGGATACTCCTTTGCCATCTTATTGCTAAGAAACTCAGGCACAGACTTCATTTGTTTAACAACATTTACTTGTTCTTCAGAATGCTGTTTAGACATCTTAGTAATTATATCTAAAGCCGTAACAATATCAACAGGGATTGCATTACCGTTTTTATCTGGGTAAATAGGAACTTTAACTATTGTGGCTCGACCTCCTATGGAATCAGAATTTCCAGACCTAACAGTCCACATCCTAATATCCCATATGTCTGGCATAAGAATCTCTTCTTCTGTTGCTTTATGTTCGCGTAAAAGGTCTTGATATGCCATAACTTTGTGTTTATCCAACATAAAATTCTCCGGTTGTATCGTAGGGTCGATTGCAAATTTCTCCTTAACCTGTAAATTTATCCAAACGTTGAACCGCCTTAAAATAGAAACGGGTTCGTTGGAATAAACTTGAGCATTAAGGCCGTCAACATTTGTAGTAACGATAACAGCCTTAGGACACAATGGAATCTTACCCTTAGAAGAGAGATCAGCCATAACTGGGTAAGCCGGAACGTTATTGATATACTCAATAATTTTCTCTAAAGGAGATTTTTGAGTAAAATCGGTCTTCGTGTTACACATATCATCTAAAATGATGGCTTCCGTTCCATACGAATAATTTGAAAAAAACTCGTCATTTGGATTTGTAACCTTGCGCATTTCTGCCCTAGGGTCACCACCTTGTGCGATAATGCTAACAGTAGATACCATACTAGTAAAAGTGGATTTCCCTACTGAAGAACCGCCATGTATTAAAACGCCAAATGGCGCTTTACGCAGTTCTCCACATAGCATCAAACGTGTAAGAGTTTGTAACATTACGTCTATTTCCTGCCACTTACGCTGAACAATAACTGCCTCATGAGTGTTAACACGGGATAAGGATGCATAAACATCCTTATAATAAACTATCAACTCAGCAGCTTTTGCGCGAAACTCTACATCATCTGCAAAAGGGGTTACTTCCCAAGCCATATCTTGTATAGATGCCCAGGATGAAACTATAGAAACATGAAGATTTGCCATGTCATAAGCCATAGTGTCGTCAAACAACAAAGGTTTGAAAGATCTATGCTTAAAACATAAATAACCTACACGGGTAAAATATTGAGCCATCTCGCCTGCCAAATCAAACATATCGTTCAATGTGGGTTTAGTTCTCTCCAAAGATTTTAAAAAGCCGTCTCGAAATAACTTAACACCACAGATAGAAAACTGCAAAGCCGTAGATTTACAGCTAGCAAAAGAAATGAGCATTGTGAACAAACGCAAAACAAGTTCACATGCTGGTGATTTCTGCAACACTTTATAAGTGCTGAAAGATGTGTTGAACATAGAAATAAATTCACTAAAAACCCCAGTTTCAGCTTGAATCTCAATATTTCCATTAACATATTCAGAAAATAAACTGTTAATGTACGGTGATAATAATTGAAATCCCAAAGCACGTAATGAATTATACGTTATGGCTGTAAACTGAATAAATGATGTGCTTTCACGTACCGAAATTACATAACAAGACCAAACGTCAATATTGCTATAGTTTGGTGTTAGCAACTGATATGTTGCAACAATATTGTTTCTGCAATTTTCAAGTACTTCGGCACCAAAATATCGCGATATCATAATGCGTTCGAAATAATACCGATTGCGATAAATATCTAACACTTCGTTAGATAGAACCAAACGGAAAACAAAAGCAGGTACAACCTCAAGAAACAAGGCTGAGATAAACCTAGAAAAGAAGGAATAACCAGAAAAGAAACGAAGACATAATGTAAACCATCTGCGTGTAGTTTCAACAGGTTGAAATACTTCACGGACTGTGTTCACATGATGGTAAATATTACCGATATGAGGAGTCATAGCTTTCTTATAAGACATATTCTTGCCTTTAGATGATCTAGATTTGTCATACGCGTTCTTTTTGTTTCTTTTATCAACAATACTTTTGCCCATAATACGGAAATTTTTCTTTGAAATACCATACTTGGTGTCAATCATAAAGTGATCAAAACTTTGAAAGTTTGTGGTTTCATTAAGAGTTGAAACTGACTCATAAGATTCAAGAGAATCTTCTTGGCGCATTTTAAGATTTATTACGGGGGGGCTCGCTGAGCTTCGCAAAAACTTAATTATCATAAAATAGGTTTCGAAAAGGTTATATGAACGTGAACCTTTGTCTTTACACTAAATTAATTATATCAAAATAGAGCCATATAATATCTCTACATATTGTAAATCGCATCGCTATCGATCTTATGCTATTGCTGCGTAGACAAATTCAATACAAATGTAAAAATTCTACTAAAAAATTTTTATACTTAACGATTCTTTAAATTGGTTCCCAAAATTCAATATCTTAAATCCAGTTAAAGGCTGTGCTAAACCATAAAACGTACATTAAGACGTAAAAACAAGTGTACATCAATATAAAAACTTTATTTCAAAAACTTATACTTAACTAAAAATTAACAAATAATTTCTTCATGTTGGGAGTAGGTTTTCAGTTGCGGTTAAGCTAACTGTCAAAGAAATGTTGTTTAGACTGCTCTAAAGAGCGTCGAGTCGAAGAGATGTGTTATAAATTGTATTAAAATACAAGTCAAC